CACGGCGCGCTGATCGATGAAGTGCACGAACATAAAAGCCGGGCGATGATCGACATCCTTCGCACGGCGATGGGTGCGCGGCGACAGCCCATTCAGATTGAGACGACCACCGCTGGTTACGACCGCCAGAGCGTGTGCTACGAGCACCATGAGTATTCGCGGGAGATCCTGGAGAACACGATCCAGGATGATACCTGGTTCACCTTCATGTCCTATGCCGAGGACGGATCCGACTGGACAGACCCATCCGTGTGGGCACAGGTCAACCCGAACTACGGTATCACCGTGAACCCTGACGATCTGATTGCGCAGCGTGACCAGGCAAAGCGGATGCCATCGGCGCAGAACACCTTTCGCCGTTTCCATCTCTGTCAGTGGACGCAGCAATCGAACCGCTGGATCGACGTTGCGCTGTGGAACGAGAACGCTGGCGTGGTAGATGAGGGCGATCTCGAGGGCCGGCTCTGCTACGGCGGCCTGGATCTATCATCGGTCTCCGACCTGACCGCCTGGGTGATGGTGTTCCCGCACGACGATGACCCGGAAGCGCTGGACATCCTGGCCCGCTTCTGGTGCCCGGAGGACAAGTTGACCGACGACGGCAACCGCTATCAGGCGCAGTATCAGGTCTGGGCGCGCGATGGCTGGCTACAGACCACGCCGGGGAGCGCCGTGGACTACGGTTTCGTGAAAAAGCAGATCCTGGAGGACGCCGGACGCTTCCAACTGATCGACCTGAACATCGACCGCCTGTTCCAGGCTTACGGCGTGAGCCAGGAATTGCAGGACGAGGGGCTGACCGTTTATGGCATGGGACAGGGGTTCATGTCCTTTGCGCCGCTGACCAAAGAGTTTGAGAAGCGCCTGCTTTTGAAAAAGCTGCATCACGGCAACAACCCGATCCTGACCTGGATGGCCGATAACGTGGCCGTCTCCCAAGACCCAGCCGGTAATCTCAAACCTGATAAAGCGGCGAGTCAGGGAAAAATAGATGGCGTCGTGGCGCTCTTGATGGCTTTGGACCGGGCGATGCGCCGGGAAAAGCCCAAGCGCTCGGTATATGAGGATCACGGATTGGAGAGCGCATGAGCCAGCAACGCATTGCGGCGGATCTTCTGGCCCGCGCCGCGCGGTTGCGCAAGCAGGCGCTGCGGACGCGCGATGCTACGAGCCGGGCGCGCATTGAGGCCGAGGCGCTGACCATCGAGGCCCGCGCGCGCAAGATGATGGCCAACGAGGAGAGACGTGCGACTATTCGACCGCTACCCGACGCTCAGGCGAGTGATCGCGAACCTGAAGGGCGCTGACGCCCCGGCATTTCGCGGCGTGTTGTGGCAGAGGCGGAGCGGGTATCTGGTGTTGCGGAATGTGGAGTTACTGAAGGCGCGTGGGGAAGTCGTGCCGTTGGACGGGGAAACCTTGATCCCTTACGAGAACGTGAGCTTCCTGCAGGTGATAACCTGATGCCAACTGTGCAAAGTTTGGGCAGCCTGACGGGGATAGAAACGGCCTGGTCGCCGAGTTACAGCTACGGCTCCATGAGGATGTACGACAGTTATCATTACGACTACGCCACGCTGTACAAAACCCAGCCCAACGTAAGAACCTGCGTCGATTTTCTTTCTAGAAATGTGGCCCAACTGGGGCTACACGTCTTTCAGAGGGTCGGCGAAACGGACAGGCGACGGTTGCGTGACCATCCCCTAGCAAAGTTGATCGAGCAGCCCCTGCCCCCGGAAATGAAAACGAGCCGTTACCACTTGATCGAGTCCCTGATGGCCGACCTGGGGATCTACTTCAACGCTTACTGGCTCAAGGTGCAGACGCCGGGCCGATTCTCGCTCCTGCGTGTGCCCCCGCCGTGGGTAACGGTCTATGGCGGGATCGTGCCCGTGCGTTACGAGGTCACCCTGGCAGGCTCTCTGCTCAAGGTCGAGCCGGAGGGAATCATCCACTTCCGCGGCTACAACCCGCTGGATCCTATATCCGGCCTCAGTCCTCTGGAGACCCTACGCCGGGTGCTGGCCGAGGAGCACGCCGCCGGCGATTATCGCGAGCACTTCTGGGCCAACAGCGCGCGGATGAACGGCGTCATTCAGCGCCCGGTAGAGGCCCCCACCTGGTCAAAGGACGCCCGCGAGCGATTCAAGGCCGAGTTCGAGGCGCTCTACAGCGGCTCAGAGAACAGCGGCAAGACGGCCATCCTGGAAGAGGGGATGAGTTGGAAAGAATCCTCCTTCAATGCCCAGGAGTCCGAGTACCTGGCCGGGCGCAAGCTGACCCGTGAGGAGTGCGCGCGGGCCTATCACATTCCGCTGACAATGGTGGGCATTCTGGATAACGCGACATTTTCAAACATCTCAGAACAGCACCAGAACCTCTATCAAGATTCCCTGGGGCCGTGGTGCGCGATGATCGAGGGTGACATTGAGCTACAACTGCTGCCCGATCTGGACAAGACGCCCGGCGTGTACGTTGAGTTCAACATTCAGGAGAAACTCAAGGGATCCTTCGAGGCGCAGACGACCGCATTACAGAGCGCCGTGGGCCGGCCGTGGATGACCGCCAACGAGGCCCGCGCCCGGATGAACCTGCCCTCGATGGGCGGCGACGCCGATCGGCTGGTGACCCCGCTCAACGTGCTGGTCGGCGGGCAGGCCAGTCCGCGCGATAGCGCCCCGCCACCGAAGGCGCTGACGGCTGGCGTCAAGGCGCGCCGTGAGGGACAGATCGACCCGTCGCAACCCGGCTTGCGTGAGAGGCACGAGATCAAGTGGGCCCAGGTGATGGCCCATCATTTCAAGCGCCAGCAAGATACCATCGTCGGCAAGGTTCCGGAGAAATCTCGCAAGGCCGACATCGGCGACCTCTGGGACGAAGAGCGTTGGGACGACGAATTGCACGATGACATCTACCGCCTCAACGTGGCCACGGCGACGGTGTGGGCAAAGCATATCGCCGACCAACTGGACATTGAGCTGGACAGCGACCGGATGCTGCCCTGGCTTGAGGAAAACGCCCGCATCGCGGCTGAGGAGATCAACGCCACCACGCGCGACGGCCTGATCCAGGCGCTGAAGGATGACGCGCCCCGGACGGCCGCTTTGGCGCTGTTCGCCCTGGCGATAGACGTGCGCGCGCCGGAGATCGCCGCCTCGAAGGTTACCACGGCGAGCACATTCGGTAGTTTCCAGGGCGCGGAGCAGGCGGGGCTGAAAACGAAAACATGGCAAACCAACTCAGCCAATCCGCTCGAAGCGCACGCGGCGCTCGATGGCGAGACCGTGGCCCTGGACGAACGCTTCAGTAACGGCCAGCTCTGGCCCGGCGATCCTGCGGGCGGGGCTGAGAACAATGCGAATTGTCGGTGTTCGGTGACATTCGGGAGGGAATGATGGCACACAAAGTATTCATCGGGGCATTTGAGGCGAAGGATGACACCCAGGGCACTTTCTCTGCCCGGTTCGCTACCTTAAATGTGGTGGATCACCAGGGGGACGTGACTGTGCCTGGTGCGTTCGGGAAGCAAAGCGTGCTCATCGAGGCTTACGGCCACAACGACAAGACCTTGCCTGTGGGCGTGGGGGAAATCGGGGAGCAGGGCAACGACGCCGTGGTCAATGGCCGCTTCTTTCTGGATACGGCCGGGGGCAAGGAGCATTACTCCACCCTGAAGAACGTCGGGCCGCTCCAACAGTGGAGCTATACCTTCGAGGTCGAGGATAGCGCGCCCGGCGTTTTCGACGGCAAAGAGGTGCGCTTTCTGCGAAAGATGCACGTCATCGCTGCGGCTCCTGTCCAACGCGGTGCAGGTGTGAACACGCAGACGCTGGCCATCAAAGCCGCTGACAAGGCCGTCACCCGCACCGAGGCCGACGGCGAGCACCCGGCTGGTCACTACCTGGTGGTGGAAGACCCCGAGACCGTGACTACCTGGCACTTGCGCGTGCGCGCCGTGAACGGCGACCCCGATCACCGATTGATGGGTGCGGCCTGGGCAGCGCTGCATGGCGGTTATCGTGGCAACGTCTACGAGGGGCCGGGGAAAACGGCGGCCATTGCCAAACTCACGCGGATGTACGCGGCTGAGGACATGGATGTGCCCAAGGAAAAGGATGGGAAGTCCATCAACCTGAGTCGGCAGGTTGATACCATTCGATCCGCTTTCATGGAGCAATTCAACAGTAGCGATGGGTCCATGAAGCCCACGAACTATGAGGATACAGCCTGGCCGCAGGAGATATATGACGATCACCTGATCGTGACCTGGAAGAACGAACTGTACCAAGTCAACTATCGCCTCGGTGATGATGGCAAGTACGTCTTCACCGCTCAGAATGAATGGATTCGCGGCTCAATGGTTTTCATCGCCGGGGCCAAGGTGGCCAAGGCGCGCTATGAGGCGAAAGCCGGCCGCGTGCTGGCCCGGCGCAACGCCGAGCGCATCATTGCGGCATACAACACGCTCACTGAGGTTCTGAAGGACGCCGGACTGCTGGAAACGGCAGATAGCGATAGCGACCACGACGGCGACGACGGGGCCACGGACAAGACCCGTAGAGAGAGTACTCTCTCTACGGGT